CATTTACATTTGAAGGCAAAACTCATATGTTCGCGGAAGAAGTAAACCCAAAGAAAGACGGTTTATATACCGCAACACTCACAGACCATAACAACGTACGTTGTGAAATGTGGTTTGTAAACGGCGAATTGAAACGCCTTGTTGAATTAGATTAATAAGAAAGGGGTACCATAAGCGGTACCCCTCTTTTTTTATTTGACGTCAAAAATACGGCAAAAATTTCATGACAAACTATATGATTTTGTGGATACGATTTTTAAAAATTCGTATTGGCCAATCAGTTAAAAACTACAATGTGCTATTTCATGGATAAAAATTATCATATACGATATAATAAATGAGATATAACAAATAGCCTATAAAATGCCTTAATTAAAGCACTTTTATATATCAACGGCAAAAATTCGGCAAAAATAATTAGCCAAAAATATTGGCAACTTTATCGGCTGCCTTTAGTCGCATATCATCGGAAAAATGAACATATGTTTTTAATACTGTTTGTAGGCTATCACCTAATAGGGCGGATACTGTTTTTATATCTACGCCGTTTGATAATAATTTAGTTGCGTATGTATGGCGTAGATCATGAATGGAGTTATCAGGCAAGAAACTTTTCATTATTTGTGATGCGCCCCAGCTGCTGCTAATTCTATTATTAAAAAGGCGGCCAGTTGAATATGTTCCTTTGTAATCTTTCAATATTCTTGCTAATACTGGCGGTATAGGTAGTTGCCGATAGCTATTTTTTGATTTAAGCGGTTTTAACGCATATTTATTGTAATCAATCGCGCCGAATTGCTGCACTACATTAATTGTATTACTATCTAAATCTACGTTATCCCAAGTAAGGCCAATAATTTCTCCGTATCTCATGCCGGTATAGGCAGCAATAGAAAATATAACATAGTATTTATAATTTCTATCCTTTACGTCGTTTAAAAATGTTTCTATTTCTATATCTGATAACGCCTTTATTTTAATAGGCTTATTATTTTTAAAACGTGGTATAACTTTTAATTCGTTTATAGGAATTATTTTATATTGATATACCGCATAGCTAAATAAACGCTGAATTATACCCAAGGCGAGGTTTTTAGAAGCCGTTGCATATGTTGTATCGTTCAATATGCGTTTCACTTGATACGGCGTAATATTCGCAATTTTTTCGCTAAATATAGGTTTGAATATATCAAACGTACGCACATAAGCGCGGTACGTATTAAATGCGCGCGGCTTGTTTTCTCTAATATAAATGTTAAAAAAATCAATAAGAGTAATATTCCTAAGACTATCATCGGTTGCGGTGATAGTCTTTTTTAGTTTATCAATGATCGTTTGCGCGTGAATTTTTGCCGCTTTTTGTGTTTCAAAACCTTGTTTAGATTTCTGGCGCCAGCGGTTGCCGTCCTTATATGAAACGATACATTGATACCCTTTATCCTTTTTTCTTATCGTGATGTTGAATTGCATTATCTAATTCCCCTATAGAATATTTGGCTATGTAATGCGCAGCAATGAATAGGGCCATTAATATGAGCATCAATATATACCGATGTTCTTGCCACGGAATAAGGCCTAACGCCAAGCCAATAATTAAATAAAAAATACTTTGGTAACAAGCTACACTAATTGCATGTTTCTTTTCCATTTTGAACCCCTTTATTTAACAATATATGCGCGAATGTATCCGCATCATGTTCCAGTTTTGTACGTAAATCCGCATCTATTTCCTCAAGCGCCATACGCTGCTGGCGCCTACTTAACCGGCTATTAATAATAATAGCCTTTTTAATCTCCGGTTTAATCATTATGCCGCTAACGCAAGCCGGCAATGGCTTATATATAACTTTAATATCTAATTTACTTGCTATATAGCGCGGCTCATTTGAGCCGTGCGAATTAATCAAATCTAAGACAAAAGAACACATATTGAACATGCTAACAATTCCCCTTGAATATTATTAATCGTCTAATACCGCTTTTAATACTTTGGATATTTTAGCTTTTTGCGATGCCGTCAATTCACGATCACCATAATATCCGTAATTTTCTTTAAATCAATACAATTATCTTGCTTTTTAACTTTAGGCGTTCCCTCTACGCCCTCAGTAAAATAAGAGGTTGGCACGTTGAAATAGTCGGCCAAAATCTTAACTGTTTTTAAACTGGGTATAGAATTTTGGTTTTTCCAGCGTGAAATAGTACTTTGAGCAATGCCAGTTTCCTTTGAAACTTGATACATGGAAACGCCAGTTTTTCGCATTGCATCGCAGAATTTTTGGTAAAACATGTTTAACCTCCGCAAACTATAAATAAAAATTTATAAAATTTACGAAATGTTTATTGGACTACTTGCGTTAACGCACGTATAATAAAGCCATAAGGTGGTTGCGAAAACGCAAGCAATCTTATAAACAATCGTGTTATAGCAAGTGGTGAAAGGTGAAATATTTATTGCTTGCTATAACGCAAGTATAACATTTTGAATAAGGGGGTGTAAACCATAAAAACAACAGTAAAAAACATTTTCCAGTTAATGGATAAACAAGGCGTTACCGCCTATAAGTTATCTAAAGAAACGGGAATTTCTGAAAGCGTTATTTCACGCTGGAAAAGCGGCGAACAATCGCCAAGTATTAGTAGCCTTGTAAAGGTTGCGCACTTCTTTAATTGTGGTTTATCTGAATTGATGAAAGGGGTTACGAAATGAAATTAACGTATACCGTGGAAGAAGTGGCCGAAGTTTTAGGCATTTCTAAATCGTCGGTATACAACTTGCGAAACGCTGGCACAATTCACCAGCTAACAAAATTACCGGGTTGTTTGTTTTCAGCCAAAGAAATTCAAAGTATAGCCGGATTAGAAACCGAAGTAAATGCGGTTAATTACCGGGCATTAAAATCAGAAAACGAAGAATTAGCGAAAGAAAACGCAAAACTAAAAAACAGTATAAAAAAAATCACCAGCAATGTACTGGAGATTACGGGGGAATTTGTCAATGACTAGCATTATGAAAATTGTAGGTTTTGTATTGTTGTTAGGTACGCCGGGATCATTAGAGATTGACGTACTAACATTTTATGAAGCAATGTTGCAAGGCCTATTAGGTGTAACGCTGCTATATAGTGGCATCTATATTGATAAATTAAAAAAGGCCCAATAGTAACGGCAATTACTAAAGGGCAGATGCGAAAAGTGAGTTATTAAAGCATCTTAACCACATCATACACGATGCGCGTTAAGGCGGCAAGGTGAAATATGGATAAAGAAGAAATGTTAGCGTGTTTTGATAAGTTTGACTTAATCCAAGATGCAATAAAAACGGTAGACGAAAACATTTATATGGCTATCACTTTTACTGTTAATTCGTTCGGTGGCGGTTTTAAGTATCACGCATGCGCGATTAGAAGAAAGAAATATGTAAAATTCGCGTTAAAAGGTTTTCCGGATACTTATTTGGAAAACGGAAAAATGATTAATAATCATAACGAAGTATTGGAAATGTTAGAAAGGGAACCCGTAAATGAGTAGTATTTATGAACTTAATAAAGATTATGCGGAACTATCCGCAATGCTGGAAGCAGCAGAAACAGAAGAAGAAATTCAAGCAATTCAAGATACGTTAGAAATGATTAACGTATCAATCGAAGAAAAACTAGAAAATACGGGCAAATTTATCAAAAATACGGAAAGCGATATTGCTGGTATTAAAGCAGAAATCGAACGTTTAACCGCAATGAAGAAAACAAAAGAAAATTTTGTTGAACGGTTAAAAAATAACGTTGAATTTGCACTAAAAGAAAAAGGACTTGAAACGCTAACCGTTGGTACTTTCAAATGCGGATATCGCAAAAGCGAAAGCGTTGAAATTATCAATCTTGATGTAATTCCAGCAGATTTTACAAAGGTTGAAATTAAAGCCGATAAAACGGCAATTAAAAAAGCACTTAAAGCTGGTGAAGTGGTGGAAGGTGCAGAAATTAAAGTAAACCAAAATTTCTATATTAAGTAGGTGGTGAAACATGGAATTTAGAACACTAAAAGCAAATGAAATAGATTGCCGTATTCAATCACTAAACGAAAAGAATGGAAACGTAGGCGCAGTAGTGTTGCTATATAAAGATGCACGCGTTGACATGCGACTACTTGATGAGGTTGTAGGTGCATTAAATTGGAAACGAGAACATACGATCATTGGCGATAGATTATACTGCACAGTTTCAATCTTTAACGAACAAACTGGCGAATGGGTTGGAAAGTCCGATGTAGGTACTGAAAGCAACACCGAAAAGGAAAAAGGCCAAGCATCTGATAGTTTTAAACGTGCATGCTTTAACTGGGGTATCGGTAGGGAATTATACTCCGCACCATTTACCTATATAAACCTACAAAGCGGCGAATGGTACAAAGGCAAGGACGGAAAACCTAAATCATACGCAAAATTTACAGTTAAAGAAATTGAATATGACGAAAATCGAAATATCAGTAAATTAACTATAGTTGATAGTAAAGGAAGCGTGCGTTTTACAATGGGCGGCAATGCAGCACCAGCGGCAGCAACTAAACCAAAAGAAACGCACGTTAAAGGATACGATGAATTTGTAGCGTTGCAAAAATCTAAAAAAGTACCGCCGGCGGAAATCACCAAATATATTGCGGCTGAATTTAAGAAACCACGCCTTGCGATGCTTGATGCATTTGAAATGGTAGCCGCCCTTGAATGGTTAAAAAACTATGGGGAAAAAGAGGAAAGCAAGGGTTTCGCACTCTATGATAACGAAGAAGCAGCACTAAACAATGAAAATGCTGGTGATCGTGCATGAAATGGGTAACAAAGGGTATTAATTTAATCAAGTCTATAGGCTGGAACGTATTAATTCCAGCTCCTATAGATGAAATGTTGAGTAAATTAGACCCTAACATTGAATATATCGTTGAAATTCGTAAAAAGGTAAAACGCCGTTCGCTAAATGCCAACGCCTATGCATGGGTGTTATGTGAAAAGATAGCACATGAACTTTCAAAAAACGCATATATTTCAAAAAATGACGTGTATAAGCGTGTTATTCAAGAAGCTGGTACATTTACCTATCTACCAATTAAAAACGATGCTACAGGGCGATTTATTGAAATTTGGCACGGCCACGGGTTGGGCTGGTACGCAGAAGATGCCGGCCCAGCTAAAACGGAAGGTTATACAATCGTTCGCGCCTATCACGGAAGCAGCGTTTATACAGTAGATGAAATGCGGCGTTTGATTGATGCATTGGTTGATGAGTGCAACCAATTAAACATACCTTTAGAAAACAATGATTATATCAACTCATTAATAGATGAATGGGGGAACAATGAACAAGCGAAAGAAACTTGATAACGTTCTATACGCCAGAACTAGAAAATGGGCGTATGAACGCGATGAGGGTTTATGCGTGCTATGTGGTGCAATGGCTACGGAAGTACATCATATAACTTTCAGAAGTCAAGGCGGCTTATCAAATCTTAATAATCTGGCTTGCTTATGCCGTGATTGCCATACAAAAGCACATGGCAGCGATGCCAAGAAAATACGGGAGATTTTAAAAGAAAGGAATTCAAAAATACAATGGCAGAACGGCGAATGATGTCAAAGAAAATTATTG